ATTGCGGGTTGTTTCTACAAAATTCGCTATAATTGGTGATGGTTGTCACGTTACCTTCTGGGCTGATGAAAGTACACGTCTTAGGCTTGAAAGCATATTTTTTCAACTTCTTGGTCTGCTCTTTCCTATACTTGAGGTCCTTCCAGTTTCTCTTGCGAATTTCTGATATTTTCCTTCCAGTTTCTTCGGGAGTGTTGGAATATCGGCTTCTAGGTTTTGAGTTAACCTTTCTTTTGTGATTACAGCACCCTGGGTCATCAAATAATTTGTCGAGCCATTTTTGCTCGACGAGCAATCGTTGTTCTTCGCTGGTAAATTGGATTGCTGTGAACTCGTATATGGCAGTATCTTTATACTTGTTCCAGTCGTTCTGGAGGTATTGGTTATGGTGCTTGTTTCGACGAAGGCTTGAGTGATGTGATTTGTACCTTGAAGAAAGGTTTTTGGCACTTCCTATGTAGAAGCGTCCATTGTGTAAATTTGTTATCTTGTAGATTCCTGCCTTGGTCTGGTTTGCTTTTTCAATTTTTAATTGCATGTATTGAGTATACGAAACTTCATAGGCGTTGAAAACTAAGTCAGGGGATAATTACCAGCAGTCAAGGTAAAACGTGGCCACATCAATTGAACAAGCAAAAGAGCTGAAAGCTCTCCTAGAAGAGCAGAACAAGCTCATGTCTAAACAGACATCCTTGCTTAATACCCAATTGGGTATTATGCAGCAGATGTCCGAGGCTGTTCGTCAGATGAACGTTGAAGGACTTGGTCGTGGCATTGAAAACTTGAGCGGAGCTGTAAAAAACGCAGCAGATGCCGTTGAAGAACTTGGTAGCAGCGGCAAAGTAATGCAGGACCTTAGGGACGCAGCTGAAGAAAACGTAGATAACCTTGACAAGATGGGCCAAAAGGCCGAGAGCTTCGGCAAAACCATGTTAAAGCTCGCCCCAGTTGTGGGAACTATTGAGGGAATGGCGGGTGGCTTCAAGCTCACCATGAATGCCATGTCTGGTTTGATCAATATTGGGGGTGGCCTCATATCAACGTTGTTTAATCTTGGCGCATCTATTATAGCCCTGCCATTTAAGATGCTTACTGGTTTGATGGGCCAGGTAGGTAGCGGAGGCTCTGGGCTCAGACAAGAGTTCGAAAAGGTTAGGGCGACATTTGGCGACCTTGCATCAAACGAAGGTAAATCGGTCATTGACTCTTGGCGTGGCATATCTCATTTTGGTGGACAACTTGCTGAAACTGGATTATCTGTTTGGCGTACAATGGGAAACATGGCTGAGTCCATGGCGGCGCTCCGTGAGATTGCTGAGCAGATGGGTCCTCTGTTCCACAATTTCCAAAGACAATTAGCTGAGGGAGGCGAAAGAATTTTCGCCTATCAAAAGGGTTTACATTTAACTGAAGAGGGCATGCGGGCTATGACCCAAACCGCAGCTCGTTCTGGTGACACCATCCAAGAAGTAGGTCGTCACATGACCTCGACCGCATTCGCCATGGGTGAAGCGTTCGGTATGAACGGAGCCCTGATCTCCCAGGACATCGGTAATATGATGGATGATTTTGAACACTTCGGCTCCCTGGGTGTTCAAGAACTTTCTCAGGTGTCTGTGTACGCCCGAAAACTTGGTGTAGAAATCGAGAAGCTCACGGGTGCGCTAGACCAGTTTGCTGATTTTGACAAGGCAGCTGAATCGGTAGCTCAGTTGTCACAGGCTTTCGGTATTCAGTTGGACACAATGCAGTTGGTCCAAGAGCAGGATCCTGCGGCAAATATAGACCGTTTAAGGAAGGCTTTCTTTGCTGCGGGCAGGTCTATAGAAACAATGACCAGGCAAGAACGTGCTCTGTTAGCCACACAAACTGGCCTAGATGAAAAAACAGCCTCCCTAGTCTTCTCACAGCAGAATCAGGCTTTGTCCTATCAGGACATTCAAAAACAAGGGGAGAACGCAGAGAAGCAACAGGTGTCTCAAGCTGAAGCTATGCAAAAATTAGCAGGCTCAATTGAACGATTAGTTAAATCGGGAAGCGCCCTGAAGGGCGGTTTCATTGACATATTCTTGCAAGGGTTCTTGAGAGGTATAAGGCGTACCAAAGAGTTCTATGGGTTAATGCGCAATTTGCGTAGAGCTATGAGAGCGACTTATCGGGCTGGACGTGAGGTGGGCCAGATGTTTGTTAAATTCTTCCCTGGGGTTTCTGACATTCTCACTAGTATAGGTGACCTGTTTGATCCCGCAAGATTTACAAAGATGCTCGGCGGCGTAAAGGGGGCCTTCAGGGACTTCTTTAAGGAAATGACAACCAATCCCAATTTAGCCTTGTCTAACTTGCTTGATCGATTAAAGGAATCTTTTACTGACTGGTTTGATTCAAGTACGCCTTCTGGACGACGGATGTTAAATGGATTCAAAACTTTTGGAAAGGCCCTGGCGGTTATTTTTGCAGGGCTTGCCAGGCAAGTCATCTCTGGGTTAACAGAAGTTTTTAGGGGAATAACATCATTCATTTCTGGTGACCCAATGGGCACCATGGCAGGAGCGGCGCAAGATGCATCGTCTGGGGTAATGGGCTTCCTAATGGAAGTTTTTGAGCCTATTGTCAGCTTCTTCGAAAGTTCTGAAGGACGACGGCTGATGAACCAGCTCTGGGAATCATTTACAGAGATGTTAGAGGCGGGTTGGGGTTTTGTTCGTCCAAGACTCACAAGTTTCCTGGAAGACAACTGGCCAACTATCCTTGGTGTTTTATTCGGTCCAGCAGTTATAGGAGGCCTCGTTCGAGGCCTCGGTACAGCTTTGGCTGGCGGTCTTCTAAAGTCAATGGTGTTTGGAATTGGCTCGGCGGTCAAAGGAGCACCAGGCGCTATATCTGGTGCACTCAAAGGAATGGATAGGGTGGCCAGGGGTGGTTCAGTCTCTCGTGGCGGTCGACAGGCGAGCGCAGTTGGCGAGGCTGCAAGCAGCGCAGGTGATGCTGTCAAGGCAGCAAGACGCACACGTATTTCACCTGGGGATGTAGCTAAGATGGCATTGTTGGCTACTGTTATCACTGTAGGGTTGATTGCTGTTGCCTTGGCCATGACGGCGTTGGCTGGACATATCCAAAAAGCGGGGATATCGATTGAAGCAATTAAAGGCGCCGCCTTGATTATGATTGCTACGGGTGCTGTCATGTTAGAGATTGCTGGAGTAATAGCAGTTTTGGCACTGGCGGGTGAGGCAATTAAGAGCTTTGCATTGCAAGTTATAATCGGCGTAGCTGCGATTGGATTGGTCGGCGCTGCGATGGCACTGGGGGCTAGGGAGATGATCGACATGTTCCAGAGCTACTCAGAATCATCTATTAATAAAACGGTTAGGATAATGCAAGCGACGAGTGTGTTTTTCTTGGCAGCGGCGGCGGTAGCTGCGGCAGCGGGAGTAATCGGCACAGTAATAGTTGCTACTTATGGCGCAGGCGCCGCCGTCATCCTAACTGGTTTGGCTGCTTTGTCTAATGTCATCCTCGCTATGGTAGACACAACGGTTCAGGTGTTACAAGCCATTGGTAGAATTAGATTAGACTCAGCAACTGAACGAAAGATGGACCTGTTTACAAGTGTGTTGACAGCTATTGGTAGTTTTGCTGCTGACGTTGGTACAATTGCGGCAGCAACTTCACCTGGCCTGGCAGATCTCCTGGGACAAGGTGAGTCGATGACTGATCGACTAAATTCAGTTGGAAGACTAGTGCAAACCATGACGGCATCAATGACGGATGTCATTAGCACACTTATATCCGAGGCCGATAGACTAGAGGGTATAAGTGGTGACACCGGCGCCATGGAGAGAACCAGGTTTTTGGCTGATATGCTTTCAACAATCGGTACAGTTGCCAGAGATTTACGCCCGCCAGATTCATTCAACGACACCAGCCTGTGGGGAGAGTTGACTGGAGACACCGTTAATGCTCGTACAACACAACTTGCTATGTTTATTGTCACTGTGATTAACAGTATTAAAGGAGCGTTAACACAAATAGTAGAACAAATAAACCAGCTGGCAGGTTCTGGTGGTTTCTCCGAAGAAGCGATTACCGCAGCATCTGCACTGGGAGAAATAATCGGTGCCGTCGGCACACTTGCAAGAATGATGACTACATTTGTTACACAGGAGTTCCGTGACAATCCCAGTGAGCTAGGAAGTGTCAGCAGAACTATCGGCAGGGTAATAACCACACTTTTGGATGCAATAATTGGAACAGACGGAAGTAATATTTTCACACGTATGGTAAACGTGGTCAGGCTAGTTGTTGATGCCATTACTGGTCTGGATAGTTCACAGTTAGGAGCATTGAAAGCTGCAACGCCACTAATTTCCTCAATGTTTACTGCCATAGCTGGCATGTCAGCCTTGGTAGGAAACCTTGCTAATAGCACAGGGGTTGCGTCGAACCCTGAACAAATAGGAAGCATTATGGCTTCCCTGGTTAGTGTTGTTGAGGCTGTTACAAGTGGCTTTG